TACTGTCCCTCGTATTGGGGCGGTGAATATCGCTACCATCGATCTGGACTACGTTCGGAACGTCATTGTCGAGAACCAGATCCCCCGCTATAAGCAGTACCGTTACGAGAACCCCGGCCACATCAAGAGCGACCACCTGCTCCTGAAGATCCTCAACATGATCGGTGTGGAGTTTGACGGCGACCTCACGACTTACCATGCCCGTGTAGCAGCACAGGTCAATCGTATCGCAGGCTCCATGGGGATGTCCAACAGTGCTCACCATGGGCGTGTCTTTGATAAGGGCGCGTTCTACGGTGATGACATCAGTGAGATCATCATCACGGCCACCGACACCATCTCCCCACGAGAGCTGTGGATGAACTGGGAGAACATGGCAGCAGTGCGTGTCCTGAGCCACCCTATCAACGGCACCACGGTGCTGGAGCTCGATGGGTCACTCAAGGTACCGGGTGAGTTCAAGCTGCGCACCAACGTCGCTGTACTGGAGCTGAACATCCCACTGCTGGCGTGTCAGTACCAGATGTGGAAGATGGCCCAGCGCTTGCAGTCGGTACGGGCAGAGGCTATCCCAGACACCTACTTCATCAGTTCAGTTGTGTTGCCCAGCCTGATGATCAGTCACTTGGACATCGCCGTGCTGAACACCATGGCGTTCATGCTTGGACTGGACGGTACGTTTGAACCGAAGACCAACATGCCCTTCTACCTTAACGACCTCAGTGGCCGCTTCGAGAAAGGACTGGAAGACATCCTCAAACGCTATACCGTGCAGACCACGACGTTTCCTGACATGCTCGATAACATCCCCTGCTTTGGCGAGGAGACGTTGATGAGGGCTATCAGGATGCCTGAGGTGGCGTTCACTAACCAAGTCATCTGGGCACTGACGGCGGCACGCTTGCCATTGGTGGCGTTCCTGTTGAAGTTGAACTCGGTGAACAACAACGCCAAGAACGACCTCTACATCAACCGCTTCCGTCGCAGCTTAATAGAAGCGGAGAGTGGCAAGTACTTGAAGAACCAACTGCCTGGCCCTGTCGCGGAATACTTCGCTGAGTACATCGCGCAGAACATACAGCCGTACCTGAAAGAGATATAAGGTCTAGACTGGAGAGCCTAAGCGGCTCTCCAGTCTATGCCGTGTGCCTATGCGGTGCGTTGTGCAGCACGTTGCTTAATAGCTTCGCGTTGCAGTTCCCATTGCACATCCCTCAGTCGCTTACGTTGCTCAGCGACTGGATCTTTCTGATCAGTCATCCCCATGACTCTTCTCCTTCGTGAATGACGCTGTTCTGGTCCGTTGGCGCCGGGATCAGGTTGACTTCGTTCGGTGGCTGGTAGATGTCGCTGATCAGGCGGACGTACTTGCTGTCCACTTGCAGGATACCGCACGATTCCATGATCATGTAAAACGACTCAAGGATCTCGTAGGTCAAACGACGGATATCAATGAACTCCATCACTTCATCTGGCATGCCGGTGCCTGAGAGGATACCGTGTGGCAACAACAGCGTTGCAATGGTGTCCCGGTTCTTCTCGATGCAGTACTTGGCCATGCGGTTACCGAACTCGGTGTCCACACCGTCAATGTGCTTCATCCAGTCCTTCATGTCGGTCTTGTTGTTGATCCGCAGCGGCACCTTAATGATCGAGTACGGCGGCTTGTCCACCATGCCGTACTTGGGCCCGAACACTTCGTTCCACATGATGAAGTGGCGATAGTTCGAGGTTTCCATGTTGGCGTAGCTTTCTTGGATCTGACCGGACTTTAGGTACTTGTGTTCCCCACGCTTGATCGAGGCGTAGATGTCCTGTTCCCATTCCCAGACGATGTGGTACAGGTAGTTCAGGTGGAACTGCCGGCCTTCGTCCGCGGTGGTCAGGACTTCGGTCATCAACTCCTTGGCCCGCTTGATCACATCGATGGGCACTGCCGAACTGCGCAATGCCACCCCTTTGATCTCCATGTCGTACTTCTCGTAGACCTTACCTTCTTGGCACGACATGAACGCGTAGTAGTGCTTGGCGCGGCTGGTCAGGGCAAAGACAGGGAAAGCGTACTCGTTCTTCATGGACAAGCGGTGCAGGTCGTGAGGACTGACGCCCATGTTGGCCGAGAACATCGCCAGCACGTGGATGATGCACTGACACGCGATGTACGTGGTCGTGTACCAGATGCCATCGCCTTCTCTGGTGCGGTTGCCCCCACCGGTGTACCACTCGACCCATTCTTGCGTGGTGAAGATCGTGGAGTCTGTGTCAGACGCCAGTACCACACGACGCAGGATACCCTTAATGTTCGCTACCGTGGGCGGCAAACTCTTCGGGGTCAGGAACACCCGGATGAACGTGAAGTACTTGTCCAGCGAGTTGAGGATGTTGTAAGCCGTCTTGGCGATGGTACGGACTTGGTCCCACATCTCCAGCTTGATCAACTTCTCAAGGTCGAAGGTCTTGTTCTCCTTGCCCATGTCAACGTGTTCAAGCATCCCAGCGTTCAAGTACGTGGCCAAGGTCACGGTGTCGCCGTCGATGTTCTTCAGGTAGTCCGCAGGCTTGTCCAGGAAGTCATACGCCGTACTGTCCGTTGCCGGGTCGTACTTGATGATGGTGTCCATGAAGCCGCGCATGAAGCCGTCATTCAACTGGGCGATGTGGTACATGTCCCCGGTGTAGACAACCACGGCCCGCTCAATCGGGTCCAGCTTCTCAATGAACTCGACCAGCTTGGCAAACTGAGACGGTACACGCCAGTACAGGTCAGTAGAGCGTTTGATGCACGCCGCCGTCTCTTCGACCGTCGGGTACACCAGGCCACACTCCTGCATCGCCTTCTCGAACACGTCCAATGGCTGTGTGTCGATGAGCGAGAGCATATTGGAGAGTGCGATGTCCACCGACCAATAATGGCGTGACCCGGCTAGGAGCCGTTCGTTATTGGCGTTACCGTAGCCAGTGGCCGTACGGCACATCGAGGTCAGGGAACTGTGCCCCGACTTGACGTACAGGATGTTACCGGCAAAGCCGTGCATACCGGACAGGGAGTTGATCGCGATCTTCTTGGCGTTCTGCTCAGAGTTCTTGATCTTGTCCAGGACTTTGTTACCGTCAGTCCGTGCACGGAACATTTCGTTCTTGGCTTTCTTACGCCCAGCGATACCGGCCTCAACGAACGTAGCAGTCGGAGACTTGATAACCTCGGGACGTTCGTAGCACACCATCGACGGGGACAGGATACGGCCCGAGGCGGTGACTTCCTTCACGTAGTTCAGGAAGGTGACTTCGCTTTTGACCCGGTTGCCTGGTGACTCTTGGCGCAGGATCAACATGTTAGGGTCTTTGATCGGGAACTTGCCCCCGCGTGAAACCTGCTTGCGGATAGACTTAAGGCAACGATCCCTTGGCTGGCGTGTCATTTTGTGCAAAAAAAGAGTGTTCTGCGAGAAGTAACCCTTAAGCAAGTCAAGGTCTCGTTTGTACTCTGGTTTGTCTAGAACAAATGGATTGGCCATGTTCAGATCCTAAGAAATCTAAGTGACGAGTGGCGAGCCTAGGCTGACCACTCTGCGTCCTATAAGAGATCGAGGTTCTGTATTTATTCACTCATCAGGAGTTTCCACTGTCAAAGGAGTAGTAAGTGCCATCGGAATCCTCGTCAAAGGTGATGTCGATCAAGAAGCAGTCGTCGGGTGCGGTGCTGATGATCTCCTCTAGGCCGAACGGATACAGCCCCAGATGCAGGAAGTTGGTGAGCTCGTCGATCAGGTCGTTGGCGATCTCTGGTTTAAAGTCATCAAAGATCGTGTCCATCACGACTTCTTCATGGTCGGTGAGGTTGCGCAGCTTGTCGATCAGCAGTTCCACGATCAAGTTCTGGTCGAAGTAGTGCTCGGGCTGGTAATCCCCGTCGTAGCCATGCTTCTTAAAGACGCTGGCCATGTCGTCATACAGGCGGTCAAGGGCCTCTACAAAGCGCCCGTCGTACTGGTAGATGATCAGATGGGTTGAGGATTCAACGTAGGGATGATGATCGTGGTGCCGTGCCATGGTCGGGGTCCTGAGGGCATAGAGCAGGGGCATCAGCCCCTGCTCTTAGTTAATGACTTCCACGTCGAACTTGGTGATGCCGTTTGCAGCCAATGCCGCGCGGGCCAGGGTTTCGGTGTTCTCGGTGACGTCTTCCGAGATCGTGAAGATCAACTTACGGATCACCACGGCCTTGATGCTGCTGGCGACGATCCACGGTTCACCGATGACTTCCACACTGCCGTCCGAGAAGACGAACTTCCCGTACATGTACGCACCAGCCTGAGCCGGCAACGCAGGGAACACGTTACGGACTTGGGTGTGCTTCACGTCCACGTCACGGAACATCTGGGCGGTCGTGAAGTCCAACATGGCCACCAACTGCCCATTCTTCCGGTTAGTCCCCAAGATACCGGGGGCCACCAAGTCGAAGGACAGGCGCTGGTTGATATAGCTACTCAGCATGAAACTGTCTCCTTTGTTACAATAATGAAGGTGCCCTCTGCATCGAGGACTTGTACTTCGACCCACGTCAAGATCGACAACTCGATCAAGGTGGGGTCATTCCGTAGACGTCTTAGCCAATCTGGTTCAAGTCCGGCACACCCTGCCTCCTCGGAGAGCTGGTGGAAAGCACGGCGAACAAGCTTGGAAAGGTACTTACTGACACTGGACAACAGCTCATCCGACTGTGGGGAGTCGGAGTCCATGTAGTAATGTACCTCAGGGATAAGGTCGGCTAGGATGCGAGACTCTTGGATGATCACTGTCATCTCGTGGTTTCCCTAGGATGAATTCCAAACACTCATGTTCTTCATAGTAAGCTACGTGGAATACGCGTACGTCTTGATGGTGGAGCAGCTTGTCCAAAGTCTTGAACAAAGTCTCCATGGCACATACTAACGTGGCCCAGTCGTCCGCTCCACTCTCAGAGGACTTATCAAACAGATCATCGGTGTAGTCGGCGACCACGTCCCCGCGCCGACGGTCAGGCATTCCTTTCCACTTGCCGAAGAGTCCGAAGATCTCGTCCACGTCGTAACAGTGGTCATCCATTATTGCAACGTTCTCTCCAAACTCCTGGAAGACTTCCCTCCCATCTAGAAGCACGGATCTCTCGTTCGTTTGTGATGAGGAAGCAAACATTACCAGCCACCTTGTCGTAAACTACATTGCTGACGTGGATATTGTGGCCACGATAGACTGATAGGGTCGAGTCAAGCATCATCAAATTGCGGTGACACTCTTCAAAGATCTCGTCAACATGTTTTAATTTTAACATCGGAGCACTGCACTCGCTGTCATCGGTGTCGATGAAGTACTTCACGAGGATGCCGTACTGTTGCATCATGCTGTTGTTGATCAGACCGTAGATCATCTGACCTAGGATCAGTTCGACCTCTTCTTGGGGAAACCCCTCGAGCCAACGGGAGAAGAAGTCTATGATGACGTTACATGGGATTTTCGGGGTCGTCGAGCCAGACCCAGAGCGATTCCGATTCTTCATCGATTTCTGCTCCTATCACACACGGGATGAATTTCTTTTGGATGAGCAGAGGGGCCAGGGCTTCGCGCAGGTGATCTCGGCTCTCGTCGAGACTGGCCAGTAGGCTGGCTTGGTCGCGTTCAGGGAGACGGCCATCGAATTGGATACCTAAGTCCTGCCCAGTCATGATCGTCATGACCAGCGACAGCGTGGTGACTTGGGTGCCATGGTTAACCAACATCACGTCCAGGATGGACTCGCAGCAACTGCTTGCTTCGGGTAGATCGACGACGACCACATAACACGGAACTCGTTTTGCTGGAGACGTACAGCGTCTCCGCTTCAATGTCGAAGACAACCTCGTCAAGTTCTTGCCCATTGTGAAAAATCCGTACGTGCTGGAAAAGGTTATAGTGCGAGGATAAGGTATCGTCTAGCCACCA